GCTTCTTCGTCCAGTTTCTTGGCGACCAGATTTAAAAGTCTGGCGTCACTGGCTTCGTCCAGGTATTACCTGGATTCGGCTAGTGACAGGGTCAGTGTCACGCTCCAAAATCATACAACTTTCTGTGTACGCTCGAAAATGCGTCTCCATTGGGTCTAAGCAAGGCTTCAAAGGCCTTGTTTTATACCTGAAAATCTGCAACGTTGCTTTAATGCAGCGTCTGCCTGGTGGCAAACTGCGACACAACTCCCGCGAAATCGGGAACGTTGCAGTAGCCATGTCTCGGGATGGACTCCCGCGTATAATGCCTCCATTCGTGAGGGCACAGATACGTAATGGGAACATTGAGACGATCCGGCTGTGGCTCACATTCTTCGGGATGTACCGTGTGATACCTTTTGTTGGGAAGCCAAAATTTTCAACGATTTTGGAACCCGGCCGAGTAATCCCTGATTCATTCCTGACGGAATGGTCTTGGTTTATTCGAGGGCCTTTCCTCAAAGGGATTCTAAAACACACGGATCGGGATGATCTTGCTGATCTCGTCTCAGAGATCTCAAGACCGAGTCCCACAGTGATCACTTCAGCCTCCGCAGATAAGTTCGAAGACCCTGTACTAACTCGAAAGTTGGAATTACTTGAGAGGGAAAACAGGAAGGCTAGAAACTCTGGGAGGAAAGCCCCCAACAAAATACCGGCTTGGATGACCGGATCTCCAACTGCCTTCGCACACCGCATATCTAGTGCATACCTATGGTTGCATAATGATTTTGTGGGGCTCATAGGGAAAAGAAATCTATTACTGGAGTACCTCCGGGTTATACCGGGGGGTTCAGGAACGACGAAATCCCTATGGACCATGCTGGAAGACACTGCGATGTTTTATTCGCAGGCCCGTGCTGTTACTAGGGAGACTATCCCGAATGCACATGGATACGGCAAGAACATCTGCGGACGTCTTGCCCTCCTTCCGGAAGCGGCAGGAAAAGTCCGTGTCGTTGCCATAGTGGACATCTGGACCCAATGGGCTCTACGTCCTCTGCATGAATGGATATTTTCCGTTCTCAAAGAGATTCCTCAGGATGGGACTTTCGATCAATTAAAACCGATCACCCGTCTCCTTAAGAAGGTCAACTCTGATAAGGTCATATACTCATATGATCTTAGTGCAGCTACGGATCGTATCCCGGTGGTAATCCAGGAGCTTCTGCTAGCAGAAGTGTTTGGTACCAAGATGGCTCACGCTTGGAGAAATCTCCTTGTAGGAAGACCCTTTGCAGTCTCGAAGAGAATTGCTAGGGAACAGGGACTTCCGTCCCGGTTCTTACGGTACGCCGTAGGTCAACCTATGGGAGCCCTATCCTCGTGGGGAATGCTTGCCCTGACACATCATGCGATGGTACAGTTTTGCGCATATAGAGCTGGTCACACCAAGTGGTTCGACCTCTACGCGGTATTAGGTGATGACATCGTCATCGCTGACGCCCGCGTTGCTCGGAAGTACCGAGCATTGTGCCGGTTACTAGGAATAGGCATAGGCCTGCCGAAAAGCCTTGTCGCAAGCAACAAAACTCTGGAATTTGCCAAGCGTCTCTTCTTTCGAGGAGAGGATTGCTCTGGCATGCCAGTGAAGTTTTGGGCATCCGCCCAAAGTTCTTCGGCTGTGGCATGTGCTCTAGCTGCCTGGGTTCCAACTGGTAACATAGGTAACTTTGTTCGGGCTCTTGGTGGAGGTTTCAAGGTCTGTTCTGGACTCGCAACTGCACGATGGGATTCTATTCCCATGCGGGCACGAGCTCTTGCAGTATCCTTGACTAACCCTCTCATAGGTAACCGGTTCGCGTTCCGAACATGGCCCGAATGGTTATGGAGTAAAACCCCAGACACAAGTCGTCCTTTGGACGATACTATGCTGGCGGACCTCTCTCCCTTCTGTACTGGTGTACAGGAGATGATCGTCAATCCGGCGCTCGAGGGTCTAGAGGAGTACCAGGAAGATTTATTCTTCACTGAGAAACTTGAAGACCCGGCGACCCGGATGGTAGACGTCTTAACTAATAAGGCTTGTGCTTCGGCCCAACGGTCCTGTGAGCTTGCGTTAGCATCTCTTAAACACCTTCAGGGACTAAACATCAAGTTAAACTTGGTGCAGATCTCTTCAATTATCAAACAGATATGGAAATCTGTTGATAAAGCAGGTCTGGTCCCCGTACCTTCAACGAAGGCGACGGTAGGGGCGGAACTTGATCCCTTCAAGATGAGGGTCACTGGCGTTTATCGCCATTGGTCTAAGTTTAGAGGGTGGATGGTTCCGCGAAAACCTCATTGCGAGGTCCCGAACGGGAGTGCTGGTGGGAATGATATGAAGAGCAACCTATCGGTTGACAACCGTAAGGCTCAAAACACTGACCAAACTACTAAGGGGAAGCGCCCACGGGCGACTTCCTCAAAATAGAAGAGAGCATCTTGAGCTTTATGGCACCGAATTTACTCGTCTGTTTCGTAAGAACAGATGGGGGGGTCGGTATGCCAGCTTCCGCACAGAGCAGTCAACTCTGGGCGGGGGCAACC